GGGACTAATTGCGGAGTTTTTCGGAGACCCCGGAGCCGGCAAGAGTTTTCTTGCCTACAGCCTTCTGAAAGAAGCCTGCCTGCGGGGAGAGAAGGGTTTCGTAGTAGACGCCGAGCATGCCCTTGATCCGAAACTTCTAATCAAAATCGGCTTACCCCAGGACAAAGTTCTGGTAGTTGACGGCGCTCCTACCGGTGAGGCGAACCTGGACATCGCCCACCGACTTATGGAGACGGGGCAGTTTGCCGTGGGGGTTGTAGATAGCGTGGCTGCGTTGGTTCCTAACGCCCGCGTTGAGCAGGATTATGACCAGCAGACCATGGGTCTTCACGCCCGCCTGATGAGTGCTGGACTTCAGAAGATTTCCACGGTTGTAAAGAAGACCAATACCCTGCTTATCTTTATCAACCAGATGCGCAATAAGATTGGGACATACGGAAATCCGGAGACCACTACGGGTGGAAATGCACTACCTTTCTATGCTAGCTATCGCATACATCTACGTGGCGGGTTGTCTAAATCTAGCCGTTTGGTTGACGAAAGCACTGGAGAAGTCTACGGACACAGGACGTCTTTTGAGGTTATCAAGAATAAGAGGTCTGCGCCTTATCGGAAGGCAGAGGTTGATTTGATTTATGGTGTCGGTTATGATACTACGGGGGAACTAGTAGACCTTGCTTGCGATACCGGACTATTTGAAAAAGATAGTTCTTGGGTATACTTTGGTTCTAAGAAGTGGCAAGGTAGGAATAAAGCTAAACTTGCTCTTATGGCAGATGACAAGTTGCGACAAGAAGTTGAAAATAAAATCAGGGGAATAGCCTCTCCCGAAGAAGTGAAGACAGAGGTGGAAAGCAATGATAAGCCAGTTAGCCAAAGACGTGCGAAGCGCGCTTCGGCAAGCGTTTCCTAACTCTCTCATAAAAGAAGAAGAATACATCAACTATAAAGGCCAGCGTCTTTTCTTTGACTTTTATCTTCCCAGCCATAACCTTTACGTAGAAGTGCAGGGATCTCAACACGAGAAGTTCTCTGGTCATTTCCACGAAGATAAGGCAGCTTTCAAAGCGGCCAAGCGACGTGATCAACTAAAAGTTGAATGGTGTGATCTGAATGATTTTACTTTAGTTAGAATAAACCATAACGAAATACCTATAAGCCCTCAGGACTTACTAGCGAAAATTAGGGAGGGACAAAATGGATGAACGGATTAGGAACCGGCTTTTGGAAGTTTCTGAATCCCTTTCTATCTATAATGCGACGCCTCCGTCTGAAGTTGATGAAGTCTTTAACTTCAATGTTTCTGAAATGGAAACTATTTCTTCTGCTAAAATTTCCCGTTTTGCTATCGTTCTTGCGCAGTATCTTATAACTCTCCAGGTTCGGTTCAATACCGCCCGAGTTGTGGCAAGTCAAAAAAAGAAGGTTTTAGATCGCAAGGTCAAAAACTTACTGAATGCTACTCCCTCAATCAAAGGAAAGAGTTTGGCTGAACGAGAGCGTAACGCTATAGACGGAAGCGAAGAACTTATTGAGTTAGAAGTAGAATACGATGTGGCCGCTGCCGAAAGAGACCTTCTGGAAGGTTTAGATAAACCTATCATAGAACTGATAAATGCTTTGAAATCCGAACTTCGTCGTAGAACAGAGGAGCGGTTCCATACCGACAGGGAAAGGGTATAATGAGCCTGGAAGAAAAGAAAGCCAGATTTGCCCAGCCTGGAAATGAGGCAGCGGTACTGGCCTGTGTTCTGAAAGACCCCGCCGCGTATTTTGAAGTAGAAGCTAAGCTTGCCGAGACAGACTTTCTCTCCCCGCAAAATAAGGCTCTGTGGGTGGTTATCAAGCATCTCATGCGAGAAGGGGTAGTTTCTCTTGACATAGCCGCTATAATGTCTCAAGCTACGGCTCTCAAGGTAGAAGACACGATTCATGGTTACGAGTATGTAAGTGCTCTTACCGATAAGATAGTCGACCCCGCTAACCTTCAGTTTTACATCAAGAAGCTTACGGATGCAAGCATAAAGTATAAAATGGTTTGTGCCTTAGAGGATCTTGAGGAGTTGGTAGAACAAAACAAAACTCTCACTGGAGAAACTCTTGATGCGGATACTTTGGTAGCGTCTGCTCAGGATACTTTCCTCAGAATTTCTTTAGAGAGTGCTCGAACTGCTGATGCGGTAAATCTGTATGAGGGAATACCAGAGTTACTGGCGGCTGCTACTGAAAATCCTTCCGACGTGAGAGGTCTTTCCACCGGATTTCCCAGACTGGATAAGCGTATAAATGGCTTAGAGAAGGGAACTCTCACCGTAGTAGGCGCTCGTGCTAAGGTTGGTAAATCTTCCATGCTTCTGGGTATTGCTGCGCACATTGCCTATACCCTCAAATTGCCCGTTCTCTATTTGGATACAGAAATGCGAGGCGACGAGCAAAGGTTTAGACTTCTTTCTATGTTGTCAGGCGTTCCTGAGAGAATCATCAAGAGTGGAAAATTCAAATACGATGCACAACAAGTAGCCAGCATAGCCGAAGCCGAACGTATTATTTCTTCCGGATTGATTTTTCACAAATACTATCCAGAGTTTACTCCAGAAGGTATTGCTTCTATCACCAGGAAATACAAACATCAGTATGGTATAGGGTGTTTACTATTTGACTACATCAAGCTAGCAGAGGCAGATGTACAAATGGTACGTAGTGTGAGAGAAGACCAGGCCTTGGGATACCTTTGCGTAGCTTTGAAAAACTTGGCAGGGCAACTTGAAATGCCAGTATTGACTGCTGCTCAAATAGGGAGAACCGGAGCCGAAGGACGAATCAAAGCAACTTCTTTTGCGGACAGCGATCGAATTCTTCGCTATGCCAATACTCTGTTGGGTTTATCTCGTAAGACCAAAGAGGAGATGGCTACATTGAAAGAGGAACAAGGTGTGGTTATTGGTACAAAGATGGGCACGCATCGCCTCCAAATCCTGGAAACTAGGGGTGGTGGTTCTCTTCAAACCGGCTTAGACATAATGTTCCGTAAAGACATTCTTGAGATGCGCGAAGCTGAAGAGCAGTTATATGAGCGGACGAAGAAGGAAGAACAAGAGGAGGAAACTGATGGACTTTAGATTTATTCTCGAGGTTGTCGAACTCGCAGGTTTAGTTGCGGCTCTCGGATTTTTGTTTTATTATTACTACGAAGCTCCGAAGTTTCGTGCCAGTGTAAACGAAGTTCTCTTTTTTCTACCCCCTATTTTATCTCTTTTGTCGCGCTTTGTTAAGCCAACCCTCGGGGCTTTTGGGGCAGGAACCGTAGTTGAGTTGATCTCAAGGATCACCGGCGATTTGGAGGAGATAATCCGAGCGAATCCTACAGGGAGTTTTGAATCTGTCGAGCCTCAGATTTCTACTCTGATAGAAAAAGAACTGGCTTACTATCGGAGTCAGGGTTTCCAAAATGTACCTAACTTTTCTGACTCTGCTATTCAGACCAGTGTGAAAGTGGCCTTTGAGCAAATAAAGCGAGGCCTTGATGAAAATCGAGCAAGTGGTAATACAAAAAATCAAGGATAGAGTCGATCCCGAGGTTGTTCTAAATCATCTTGGGTTTGATCTAACCAAGCGCACAGGAAAAGAACTACGCGCTCCCTGTAAAATCCACGGTGGTGATAATCCTACCGGATTCAGATTTAACCTAGAGACCCGCACTTGGACATGTTATACTCGACATTGTGAGGGAGAAGAAGACAGAGATTTGGTAGGGCTGGTTCAGAAGGCCACAGGAAAATCCTTTGTGGAAAGCGTCAAGTTTCTCGCCTACTTAGCCGGGATAGACTTGGATAACAAAGATCAGTTCGGGGCAATCTGTGCTGATACTACTTATGAAAATGCAGTAAAGCGGGAGTTGAGAGAGCACAAGGCTAACCTCCCACAAGACAATGCTTCCTTTCCGGAAGACCTAATACCGGAGATGATTAGAAACCGACCCTCCTATTTTTCTGATAGAGGTTTCTCGGATGAAATCCTGGACTTCTATGAGGTAGGTGGTTGGATAGATAAATGGGGAGTAGAAAGAGCTACCATCCCTATTAGAGATGAAAATGGAGTTCTCTTCACCGTCAGCGGTCGTAGAACCGATGGCGACAGGGATCCAAAGTATCGCCTTTTAGAGAACAGAAATAAAGGAAATGTTCTCTATAATCTTCACGTGGCTAAGGACTATGTTGGTAGTCCGGAGAAGATTTTGATTATCGTTGAAGGTTTTGTAGATGTTTGGAACTTATGTATGAAGGGTGTTTACAATGTGGTGGCTATCATGGGTGTGGACATAACTCCTATGCAAGCCAGTCTGGTTTCCAAGTATGCTGATACAGCCTATGTTGTTTTGGATGCCGACGCCGCTGGTCGTAAAGCAGCCCCGAAAGTTGTCAAACAGCTAATTCAAAGAGGATTGAACGTAAAACTGATAGAACTTCCAGACGGTATAGATCCTAAAGATCTTACCGCAGAAGAGATCGAAATACATTTTCAAGGAGTGAAAATACATCATGACTGAAGGAATTAATACTGTTGTTCTCCAAGGAGAACTTTTATACCCCGAGCTGAAATACACCTCTAACGGACATCCGCTTTTCAAGGCTAAGCTTCGCATGCCTATTTTGGATAGCCGTTCTGGGGAACAAAAGCACAGCGTGCTTCGCATTACTGCTTGGGACGAGTTTGCCGAGGCTCTAAATAACCTGCCTCCCCAATCCCGTGTTCGCGTATCCGCCAAGATTCAGGAGCGTTCTTATACCGATAAGAATGGTATGAAGAAATCTGTCACTGACATCGTGGTTGATGGTTTGGAAGCTACCGAGGATCAGAGCGGTGCGAATGATTTCATGCTCCAAGGTGAGTTGGTGTGGCCGGAGTTCAAGCTCGTTGGTGAACGCGGAACGCCGCTATTCAAGGCCAAGGTGAAGATACCTGAGCCCAGCCGAAAGTACCCAGGAGAAGTACGACATAGTTATGTCAAGATTACCGCTTGGGATAACATTGCCGAGGGTCTAAACTCTCTTTCCTCTCCTTTTGTTCGCGTCTCTGGACACGTCCAGGAGAGAGAATGGGTTGATAGCCGAAATAACAATCAGAAGCGCATCTTTACTGATGCAGTTGTGACCAACTATGTGCCGGCAAACTCGGAGGTTGCATAAATGGAATCTCTAAAGGCTGAAAAGGGAGTGCCTGGTTTTCTCCTTATTCCAGCGAGAGAACATGAATGGGTAGTAGAACAAGATGACATAGAGATTGTCCTTCCCAAAGAAGGTCTAATCAGTGCTCTTCTGGATAAAGAAGCGCTGGCGTCTGGTCTAAAAATACCCGGCAGCGATGCTTTCTCTTTATTTACAGATGACGCAGCCTTTCTTTACAATGTTCCTCGTGTTCTTTTTGCTCTTTCTAAATACCCGCAATTGGAGGACAATCAAGCTTTCTGTGTCTACGGTATAGACTTTGAAGGTGATGAAATTGCACTCTATGGCGCCATTATAAGGTTTGTCTAAATGGAAGACTATCCTACTTGTATTTATTGCGATGAGCCTGTAGGGCTGGCAGTTAAAACCAGCGACACCGAAGTTCAGTACTTCTGTCTTTGTGGTAGAAATGTAGTGGTGAAACTTGGCGACGAAAGACTTCTATAGTATCCTAGGGGTGGCTCGAAATGTCTCTCAAGAAGACATAAAGAAAGCCTATCGCGGCTTGGCCAAAGAGTGGCACCCGGATTTACACCAGGGTAAAGAGACTTTGGAAGATGCTGAGGAGAGATTCAAAGAGATCTCCGAGGCTTATTCTGTACTTTCTGACCCAGAGAAAAGGCGTAATTACGATTTGAGCGGGTCTCCGGAAGGCAGATCTCCTTTTGGATTTAGAGCTACGGGAAATCCCTTCGACATTATCTTCCAGAGCATGATGGCCCAGCAACGTCGACCCCAGAACGCTGTATTACGAGGACAAACGGTTCAGCTTAGTCTAGGTCTGAATTTGGCTGAGGCGATTTTTGGAACTGTTTCAGAACTAAACTATCAAGTTCTTTCCATCTGCGAATCTTGCAAAGGTGAAGGCGGTCTGGACTTTGAGCAATGCGTTATTTGTAGGGGCTCAGGAATGCAAACTCAGCAGCATCAAAACATGTTTATGCAAACTGTCTGCGGTGCTTGTGGAGGCAGAGGTGGGGCGCCTAAGAATCCTTGTACAACCTGTAATAAACAGGGGGTAGTTCCTAGCAACAAAACTGTGAAGGTTTCAGTTCCAGCTGGGGCAAGGCACGGCTCTCGACTATCTTTTGGCGGGCAAGGTGGTGCGGGATTCAATGGTGGCCCAGCAGGGGATCTGTTATTGGAGATTCAAGTCTCCTATCCTGATCCTTCTAAGTATTCTCAAGAGGAGGCAGAAAGCCTAAAGACTTTGCTTTCCAAAACTTAACATGGCTATAATCGCCTTGGACATCTCTACCAGAAGTACCGGATGGTTTATAGACAAGAGGCGTTGGGGAACAATTCGTCCCGATGAAGACCTAATCTTTCCTCAGAAGTTAGTCTTCTTTCGGCGTGAGTTAGAAAAGTTACTGAAGAAATACAAGTTGGAAACGGCGGTGGTAGAAGACGCATACTATACCCCGAAGTTTGGAAATATACACACGTTAAAGACACTCGTGAAGTTCGCTGGAGTTGCCATAGAACTCTGCGAGAGTTTGGGAATAAAGACTGAGATTATTACTGCTACGCAAGCCCGCAAATACTGCTGTGGGAAGGGAAAGATGGATAAGAAAATGGTTTTTGAATACTTCAAAGATAAATACAAAGTTGACTTTACCTTTTCCCAACACAATGACATAACTGATGCTATGGCTTTGCTGGCAGGCTATCACGGTATGCAAAAATCTAAGAAGAAGAGTTAGTAGGAGATAAACGTGGAGATAAAGTATCTATCCGCATCCGCAATAAAGGACTTCATCCAGTGCGAACTGAAGTTCACCTTTCGCTCTGATAGAAGTTTGGGTGCAATACGCGGCGATCATGCCAAGCTCGGTACGGCTGTACACGAGGCTATAGAACAGTTTACTAAGAGAATGGTTTACAAGAAGAGTTTCCCTGATGCTTCGGACTATGAGTTTGCCGTGGCTACTTTTATGAGTAATGCCACAGA